GCCGTCTCTGGCGGTCATTATACACGTGGTAAAGCAAGGCGAGAGTATATTCTCCCTCAGGAATCGGTTGATGACCTAGTTCCCCGTATTAAGCGGAACTTTGTCAAATATCGTGTGAGAGTGGGAGAAGGATACTTTACTTGCTGGGGTTTAGGGTTGTTTAATAGGACCTTCGTTACTCCGTTTCATACTATACACCGGATGATGGTGGAAGATGTTCTTCCACCGGATGGTGACATAGATGTTACGGTTGGCGAGGCAACTGTTGCACTTAAGTGTGCTGATATAGATGTCACGAGAATTCATTCAACTGACCTCTGTATTATAACAATTCTAAACCGGAGAATTCCTTGCTTTAAAAACATGCTCAACACTCTTGTTAAAAAGGAGGAGCTTGGGCATGTTTCTAATTTAGGAATTCTCGTTGATGTAAGAGACTTTTCTAAGGGCTCTGGTCTTGTTCTAGAACATGTGCCAATTAAACCTGTGCAACGGGTTAATTGCTACTTGAACGCGAACTTGACCATAGCCCTGCATGGATATGAATATCCAAGAGAGGGCTCTGGTATGTGTGGCTCTATTTTGATTGATCGACGAACGTTGAGAGTGATTGGAATGCACACATCAGGATTAGATGGGCTGGGTTATAGTACAACCCTAACGTCGGAGTACTTCAAGAACTGTTTTCCAGTTATTGATGTTGCTGAACCTGAAGTTATCCCTGGTGAGGGAAAAGTGAAATTGAATGGTGAATTTATTCCAATTGGAGTTGTTCCCCAGGATAAAGAAGCTTCTCTCCCCTTAACCAGTGGTATAACCAAGGCAACGACGTTTGGTGTTTTACGACAACCCGAACGGAAACCTGTGTGTATGTTCGATGCGAATGATGAATGGGCTGGATCTGTTAAACTTGAAAAAGCAATCTCCAAAGAAGGGAGGCCAACACTTCCCTGGCCTTTGAAGAATGTTAATAGAGTTAAACGGGTCCTAACTGATATGATTGTAGCTGAGTGTCCGCCTGTAAGTATGACTGTTGGTGTACGAACGATTGAAGATGCAATTGTTGGCGTCTCTGAACTCCCATTTGCGGAAGCTCTGAAAAGATCTACCGCTGTGGGATGGCCTTTATCCTCTATGGGTTTAGGCACTCAGAAACGCCACTTTGTTGATTATCGTGAGGAAGCTGATGGTCTGTGTGTGAATGGATTGCGAAAGGAGCTAGTACAAATTTATAATCTGAAACACGACCAAAGAAAAAGAGGAATCATCCCCTTTTCTGTCTACCACGATTTTCTAAAGGACGAACGTTTGAAGCCGGGGAAAAATCCCCGGTTGATTAACGGATGTCCAATGGAGCAGGTTATCGATTCACGTCGATACCTGATGGATTTTGGTAGTGCAGTTCAGGCACAAGGGCGTAACATTGGTATTTATATTGGTGTTAACGTCCATGGCATGGAGTGGTCAGTCCTTGCTAACTCTTTGTTAGCTAAAGGTTCTGACATCCTATGTGGTGATTATTCTGGCTTTGGCCCTGGATTAGATACCGAATTGGTATTAGCTTGTGGTGAAATTGTTGATGAATGGTATAGTGAGTATTCCAACCCTACAATTGAGGATAAACTAGTTCGGAAGACTCTTTTTGAAAACCTTGCTTTCTCTTATGAGATAGCCAAAGACACGGTGTA